AGACGCGCGCTGCAGGCTACCGCGTCCAGATCGTGCCGGCGCTGTCGGTGCTGGACGGCATCAACGCAGCGCGCGAGCTGTTCAACCGCTGCTGGTTCGACGCCACGCGCTGCGCCGATGGGCTGCAATGCCTGCGGCGTTATCGGTGGGACAAAGACGAAGGCACGGGCGGCTTCAAGCGCCGGCCGCTGCATGACGAGTATTCGCACGGGGCCGACGCCTTCCGGTATGCGGCGGTCGCCGCGAAGCGCGATGTGAAGGCTAAGCCGATCGCGTATCCGAAGGTCTGGGCCGCATGAGTCGCCTGCTACACGCCAAAGTCGAACGCCTCGAGCGCGAGTTCCTGGCGCTGTTCACGAATTATCAGTCACTTCAATCGGAGTTAGCCGCACTCAGGTCCGCGTATGAGCAAAATGGACGACAAGGATCTGGTGCGGGCGATCGAGCACCTCGAGACAGCAGCCGAGGACGGGACGCTCGCGGACAACAGGACGCAAGCCCTTGACTACTACCGCGGCGAGAACGTCAACCCGGCGCCCGAGGGCCGCTCGCAGGTTGTCGACCGCAGCGTCTACGACGTCTGCGAATCGCTGAAGGGACCGATTCTCAAGCTGTTCCTCTCGGGCGACGAGGTCGTCAAGTTCACGCCGCGCGGCCCGGAGGACATCCAGGCGGCCGAGCAGGAGACGGCTTACGTCAACTGGGTGCTGACCGAGAAGAACGACGCATTCAGCCTTTTCAGCGGCTGGCTGCACGACGCGCTGCTGCAGAAGAACAGCTACGTGCTCGCGTACTGGAAGGACGACGAGTACGAGCGCGAGAAGTACAAGGGGCTCTCGCTTGAGGAGTTCCAGGCGCTGCTGCAGTCGGGTGACGCGCAGCCGGTTGAGATTGCCGAGACGATCGACGATTACGGCACGCTGACGATCGACGCGACGATTCAGCGCACGACCGCGCAGGGCTGCGTGCATGTCGTCAACGTGCCGCCCGAGTCGGTGCTCGTCGACCCGAACGCGACGACGGTGTCGCTCGCGCAGAGCGCGTTCGTGATGCGCCGCGAGGACAAGACGCTGTCCGAACTTCGCGCGATGGGCTTCGACGTCGAAGACGACATCAGCGACGGCGGGAACAGCGTCGAGGACTTCGAGCGCGACGCACGCAAGGAGCGTTCGTGGCAACTGCACGACGAGGACGTCGAGCCCGATCCGTCGATGCGCCGCGTGAAAGTGCGCGAGTGCTGGATTCGCTGCGACTACGACGGCGACGGCGAGGCCGAGCTGCGGCACGTGATCGTGGTCGGCACGACGGTGCTGCTGAACGAGGAAGCGGACTTGATCCCGCTCGTCGCATTCAGCGCCAAGCCGCTGCCGCACCAGCATTACGGCGAGTCGCTGTACGACGAGATCAAGGAAGTCCAGGACGCTAAGACTGCGCTGTTGCGTGGCGTGCTGGATGCGCTGTATCTGGCGAACTCGCCGCGACACGCGATCAACGCGGACAGGGTGAACCTCGACGACATGCTGGTGTCGCGTCCCGGCGGCCTGGTGCGCGTCGAGGGCGACCCGATGGGCGCGGTGTTGCCGCTCTCCGAGGCGTACAACCCGGCCCCGGCTCTGTCGACGCTCGAGTACATGGACACGGTGCGCGAGACGCGTACGGGCGTCACCAGGGTCGGCACGGGGCTTGATCCGAATGCGCTAAACCGGACCGCGAGCGGCATCGCGATGCTGCAGGGCGCACAGAGCCAGCGTATCGAACTTGTGGCGCGCTACTTCGCCACCGCCGTCACCGAACTGTGCAGCGTCGTCCACGCGCTGACGTTGAAGCACTCGCGCCGCGCGTCGATCGTGCAGCTTCGCAACGAGTGGGTTCCGGTCGATCCGCGCCAGTGGACGCGTCGGAAAGACATGAGCATCAACGTCGGGTTGGGCACCGGCAATCGTCAGGAACAGATGGCGTTCTTGATGCAGATGCTGCAGCTTGCGCTTGGCCCGGGCGTGCAACTCGGGTTTAGCGCGCCCGACAAGCTGTACGCGATGTTGACGAAGCTGTCGAACGCGGCGGGCTTCAAGAATGCGGAGGAGTTCTGGGTCAACCCGAAGAACGCGCCGCCGCCGCAGCCGCAACAGCCGCCGCCGCCCGACCCGAAGCTGATCGAGGTGCAGCAGCGCGGGCAGATTGAGCAGGCGAAGCTGCAGCAGTCGGCGCAGTTCGAGCAGGCAAAGGCGCAGCAGGACGCGCAGATGGAAATGAGCCGCGCGCAGGCGGAAATGATGCTGGAGCGCGAGAAGGCGCAGATGCAGGCCGAGATCGCGCGCTACAAGGCCGAACTCGACGCGCAGGTCGCGCTAGAGGTCGCGCGTATCCGGGCGCAGGCGGACGTGATGCGGCCGATTAACACAATGGGAATGAGCGATGGGCTTTCGTGACGAACTGCGGGGCGAGATCCCTGGCAGCACCGCAGTGACGGTGCCGATGCTTGCTGTGGCGTATCCCGCGACGGTGGCCGTCATCCCGGCTTCGGGTTGCTCCATCTATACCGAGTACACGGTAGACGGCGGCACCTGGGCCTCGTGGACTAACGGCACCGCTACGGCGTTCTCCGTTGACGTGCTGGACAGCGCGGTAAAGGCGTTGCGGTTCTCGCGCACGGCGGGCACGGCTACCACCAGCGTCTACATGGTGCTCCCGGAGCGCCAGCGGTAATGGTCTCGCCGTTCCGTGTCGACGGTCCGTTTCGGGGCCGTGGCCCGTTTCGTGGTCGTGGACCGTGGGCGGGTAAGGGGCCGTGGGGGTTCAACGTCGGGATTCCGTTCGCCATTGACGCGACCGGCGAGCATATCCGCGCCGCGATCAGCGACCCGGCGGCGTATGCGAGCGGCGGCTACCGCCTCCCCGGCCTCGGCGGCGCAAGGCTCAACGCCAGCGCACGGTCGAGCGTGGCGATGCAGCAGAAGTCGGACGGGACTTATGAGTATGCGGCGCATAACCTGCATGTGCAGTCGTCCGAGTTTGGAAATGCGGCGTGGTCGACAAACAGCGCCGCAGTTACCAGCAACACGCGGCCGGCTCCCGATGGGACGACAACTGGCGATCTGCTGACAGCAACGAGCGCGGGCGGCGACGTTCAGCACAACGTCCAGACGACCACGCCGATCGCGGTGCCAACCGGCGCGCAGATCACCGCGTCGGTGTACGTGGAGTACACGAATACGCAGTGGGTCGCGGTCGGCATTTTCGATACCGCGTGGCGGCTGGCGGTGTTCGACGTGCAAGCGATAGCCGCCGGCCTGACGAGCGCAGGCACGACCGGCGCGATCACCGCAGTCAACTCGGGGCGAGCGCGGATCTCCGTGTCATGCGTATCCGCAGCCTCGACGGTCTATGTCGGGGTGTTCCCGCTTCCATCCAACACGCTTACGCGCAATTGGGTCGCGGCCGGCACGGAGACGGTCGGGATCTGGGGCGCACAACTCAACCTCGGCCCCACCGCCCTCCCATACGTCCCCACCACCTCCGCCGCCGTCTACGCACCCGCCGTCGACTGGCTCGCAGCGCAGGGCGTGTATGGGCTTAGGAGCGAGGCTGCGGCGACGAATTTGGTGCTGTGGTCGACGGCGTTTGATGACGCGGCGTGGAATAAAACGGACGCAACAATCACTGCAAACGCAGGCGTAGCGCCGGACGGCACAACGACGGCCGATTTACTTTATCCGACTACGACAGGCACGATTCGCGGCGCTTACCAAGGATTTACCGCAGCCGCGACAACGTATACGGCGTCGATTTTTGCTAAGGCGGCTGGCAAATCGTCTATTAGGTTTATCGAATTCCCCGGTTCGCTGACAGCGGGTACTGTAGACCTAAGCACCGGCGCGGTGACGGGTGTTCTTGCGGGCTATACCTTTACCGTGTCCGACAGCAATAGCGGATGGCGGCGGATTCAGATGACAGCCGCCGCAACTGCCGGCACCCGTTACCTGCAATTTATGGTGACGGATTCTGCGGGGACAGCGACCGCAACCGTCAACGGCACCGATGGCGTGCTGCTATGGGGCGCGCAGATTGAAACCGGCTCCCGCGCATCGTCCCCGATTCTGACGCTTGGGGCGACGGCGACGCGGGCGGCTGATGCGCTGGTGGTGCCGCTGGGGTCGCTGGCGGGGCTGACGGAAGGGACGTTGGTGGTGGATTACGTGCGGGGGGGCAGCACTGCGTACCAAAACGCGGCGCAGCTTGGTGACGGCACAGCCAACAACAGAATTGACGTTGGCACAACATCTGGTCTGGAGTATCTCAGCCTAATCGCGGGCGGCTCACAATGGGCGTTTTCAGGCGCGGCTACGATATCTAGTTCAGCCGTCAATCGGTCGGTTATTGCATTCAAAGTCAACGATACATTCCTAGCGTCCAATGGCGCTTCTGGTGCGTTGTTTAGTTCTGGCGCGGCTCCGAGTGGCGTGGTTAATCTTTATTTGGGCACTGACCATCTAGGGCGCACGCTGGACGGCGGTGTAGTTCGACGCGTCCGCCTGACCAATCGGCGCCTGCCGAATGCCGCTGCACGAGGGCTGACAGCATGACCCGCCACCTCCTCAAGCTTGCCCTGCCGTCCGAGTCCGCATGGCTCACCCTCTACCGCACGCACTTCGCAGTCGAGCGCGACGGCGAGTGGCAACCGCGCCCCGGCGTCGAGGTCGTCATCCTCGGCACGCTGTGGCGCGAGACCGGGCAGATGGTCACCGTAGCCGGTCCCGGCGGCGACATGCAGGTGCCCGAGCGGGTGGCGACCAATTCGCTGTATCACGTTGACTTGATCGTGCCGGTGGTGCCGGTGGCGCTGTACCCGTTCCTCGTCAACCCGGTCGAGCCGCGCCACGTCTGGTACGGGCACCAACTCGTCGCCATGCCCGAAGTGCTGGAGGATGACGGCGACACGCTGATGATGACTCGCGGGATCGGTGCTGCGGTGGCCGACCAGCAGCGCGATGCGGCCGAGATCGAGTACGTCCGCGCAAAGCTGACGCAGGAGCAGCGAGAGGACCGCCGTGCGCGGCGAGAAGCGGCACTGGCTGTCGTCGTGCAGCGTGTGGCGAGGAATGTCGCAGCGGCCGAGCGCGAGCGGCTGACGGCGCTTGTGCAGACTGCTGTCGCTGCGCGGGATGCGCTAGTGGCCGAGAGGGCCGCCGAGATCGTGAAGCGCGATGCAGCCACCGCGTCGCTGTCGGGGCTGACTGGCGCGGCTCGCATCCCGTTCGTCGCGGCGCGTGACGCAGCGACCACCGAGATTCAGCGCCTCGCGCCGCTCATCACCACGGCCACCGCGCAGGTCCAGGCGGTGCAGGCCGAGCGGGCGGTCGCGGGCGATGCGACGGTGGCGGCCAATGTGGAGTTGGTGCGGCTGCGGGCTGTGGCAGACGCGCTCAGATAACCGGCACCAAGCCATACAAGCCGCCTTCGGGCGGTTTTTTTTCGTTCACTTGTCAGATGCGTCGCGTGTGGTTCGGAGTCTGAGATGACCAAGCTAGCCGGAACGAAGTTCACCCTTGGGCAGGACTTCCGCATCACCGACCGCCAGGTGATCGAGCTGTCGCAGAGCGCGACCGGCAGCGTCAGCGTGCTGGACTACGGCGCCGTGGGCGACGGGGTGACGGACGATACGGCGGCCCTGCAAGCGGCGGTCGCGCAGATTGCGATTAGCGGCGGAACGCTTGTCGTAGACGCGCCCGTGGCGGTATCGACGACGCTTGTGCTTAAAGACAACGTTGATGTGCGTTTTGGGCCGAGCGGCAAGATTGTCTGGATTGGATCTCGCAGTGGCATAGCCGTACAAACCGACCCGGCGGATGTGGTCAAGAGCGTGCGCTGGGAAGGTTTGACGATAGACACCGGAGCAAGCTTCACGGGCACCGCTCTGGCAATCCATTCAGCCCACAATATATGGGCCGACGCGATTACGCTCATCACGACCGGGACAACTAGCAAAGCGCTGACGTTTGCAGCAGATTCGACCGGCGGAGATTCCGCACTGACCAAGCGCAACATTACGCAATGCTGGTTCGGCGCAATCGTGCAACAAGGTACCTGCGGTACCGCGATAGAATTTTCGGGCGTTTCGTCAGGGTATGACTCGACCCCGCAGGTTGTGACGCTGAACACGTTTGCGAGCGTGTTTGTTGAAAACGCTTACGCTTACGGAATCAATTTCAAGAACTGGACAGACAATAATACGTTTAGCGGCTACACGCGGCTGTCGATTGTAGGAAATAACTCTATTGGCGTTCAGATTGGCGGCACCAGTGACACGACGAATCTGGGCGTTTACTCAAATACCTTTGTACAGCTTGCGGTTGACGCATTTGGTACATATACCGGCCGCCAAGGTGTAGTGCCATCTCGGTCAAAACTGACCAAGATTGTAACTTTGTACGCAAATCCGGAGCCCGAGGGCGGCGTATTAGTGCCTGATGCGTACGCGCAAAGTTACGAGGTCGATCATCAGATTGATTCAAGCGCGTCGGTTGTCAAATATCAGCGCGGGGTGTCGCACGTCCAAGGTTTCGGTTTCAATAGCAGCGCGCTAATCACGCTCAATGACGACGCTGCTGCATCACTCACGGTGTCTGACCCGTCGGCGGCCGGAAGCAACATTTGCGGAATTGTCAGCATTGCGACCGACAGCGCAAACGGAAACGGCAGCGGGTGG